GGCCGGGAAGGGTCGAGCCGGGTAGGGCTGGGTCTGGACGGGCGCGCGCTCCTGGTGGGGCTGGATTTGTTGTGCCGAAAAGGAGAAGAAGATGAAGGTGAGTGAGTATCGGGCACAGATAGCTGAGTCGATGTCTGAGAAGCAGTTGCAGGAACATGTTGTGGCTCTTGCTCGCAGGCTTGGTTGGTTGGTGTATCACACGTTCGATTCGCGTAAGTCCGAGGCTGGGTTTCCGGATTTGGTGTTGGTGCGTGATCGGACGGTGTTTCGTGAGTTGAAGTCGTCGTCTGGTTCGTTGTCGCCTGCTCAGCAAGCGTGGGTGTCGAGGTTGGAGAGGTCGGGCGTTGACGTTGGTGTGTGGCGTCCAGTGGATCTGTTGTCTGGTGCTGTTGAGAGGGAGTTGCGACAGTGAGTGTTGACGAGTGGAGACAGCGTGTTCGTGTGTTGCCTGGGTTGCTTTCTGAGTTGGAGGTGACGAAGCGTCGTGAGGATGTTGTTTCTAGCCGGCGTTCGCGGGCGTCGGGGCAGAGTCCGTTGGTGTTTCGCTTGGGTGCTGCTGAGGTGATGTCTGAGATCGAGGCGTTGTTGCGGTCTGTGTTGGTGACGTATGGGTTGGAGAACGGCCGTGGTGTGGTGCTGGATTCGTTGCCTCGCATGTTGGTGAGGGTGGGTGAGCATGCGTCGTGGGTGGATAAGCATAAGCGTTCGGGTGAGTGGTCGTCTCGGTTGGATGGGTTGATTGCTCGTGGTTGGTCGGTTGTGGATACTCCGCCGGATCGTATTCGGCTGGGTGTGTGTGGTGCACCCATTGCTGAGGGGGAGGATTGTCCGGGGGAGTTGTGGAGGGAGCCTGACCAGGTGGTGGTGCAGTGTCCGTTGTGTGGTGCTGTGTGTGATGTGAGGGAGCGAATGGACGTGGCGTTGAAGAGGGCTTCCGCGTTCCGTGCTCCATTGTCGGTAGTGGTTCAGGTGTTGCGGTCGTCTGGTGTGAAGATCTCACACGAGCAGGCGCGGAAGTGGACGACGCGTACTGACGCTCACGGTCGTCGCTTGCTGTCACATGTTGCCGTGAGGTCGGACGGAACGAAGTTGTATGCGGTCGGAGACGTGCTTGCGTCGTTAGGCGCGCGGAAGCGTGATGTGAGTTGATTACGTCCTATTGTGTCCCGTATCATCGAGGTAACGTCAGCAAAGCTGGCAGGAAGCCTCGGGATTGGTTCCGGGGCTTTTGTGTTTGGTGGCCATCGTGGTGATGAAGAAATGTAATCAACCACGTTGCCCGGTGCTTGTAGACAAGGGCGAAGGCCGGTGTGCAGAGCATAGGCGTATGGCTGAGCGACGCCGTGGGTCGTCGTGGTCGCGTGGGTATGACACGGAGCATAGGAAACGGTTCCGTGAGGGTGTGCTTGCGAAGAACCCGATTTGTGTTTTGTGTTTCAAGCGTCCGGCTACTGAAGCTGACCACTTCCCGTTGTCGCGTGACGAGTTGCTAGCGTCGGGTCGCGATCCTAACGATCCGGTGTTTGGTCGTGGTTTATGTCAGCGGTGTCACTCGGCCGAGACGGTGCTGAATCAGCCGGCAGGGTGGAATGCTCGTGGTCGGGTGAGATGACTGCACAGTCTCACGGCAAGTTGTCTTGTCTGACCCCAGGGTGGGGGGTGCCCCTTACCGGTGAATGACGCGGGACCGCCGGGGAGGGGTAAATAGTGCGCGCATAGTTCAAAAAAATCAGTGTTTGCGCTGGTCAGAGTGTAGTTTCTGGCTGGTCTCGGGGTTTCCGCAATGGAGCTTGAGGGGGTGTTCGTTATGCCGTCTGGGGGTGCACGGTCGAGGTCGGGTCCGCCGGCAGATTTGAATTCGTATCGTCAGCGTAGGAATTCTGATGGTTGGGTTGAGCTGCCGCATGGTGTGAACCGTAAACGCACTCCGAATTGGCCTCTGCGTCCTGCTCCTAGTGATCGTGAGCGCGAGTTGTGGCGTTCGTTGTGGCGTCAGGGCCAGTCGATTGTGTGGGAGTCTCAGCGTCAGTCGGTGCCGTTGGCTATTTATGTTCGACTGTTCGTCTCGATTGAGAGTATGAACTTTGATGTTCCAGCGTCACGGTTGACGCAGATGCGGATTATGGCAGATGACCTGGGGATTACTTTGTCAGGTCTGTTGCGTAATAAGTGGAAGTTTTCGACGGTGGAGCAGGAGAGCGAGACTCAGACTGCGAAAGCGGTTGTGTCTGCGACTCCGACTGCTGCGCGTATTAGCGCGTTGACGGGCCGTGGTTAAGACACCTGACTACCATTTGCCGAAGGTCACCGAGACACTTGGGTATTTGGCGTCGGATTGGTTGGCTCGACATGCTGTTGTGCCTGATGGTGAACTGCAAGGTCAACCGTTTGAGCCCACCGTTGACCATGTGGTGTTTTTGCTTAACCATTACGCGGTTGCTCAATCGGCTAAGCCGGGTGATCGTGCGGCGGCGTTTAAGTACAGGCGGTCGGCGTGGGTTGCTGCTCAGAAGGTGGGAAAATCACCGGGTATTGCAGGGCATGCCCTTATTGAGTTCGTGGGCCCTGCGCTCTTTGCTGGGTACGCTGACGGGTCGCAAGCGTATAAATGCGCAGATTTCGGGTGCCCGTGCGGGTGGGAACGCCCGTACGCAGTAGGCGAACCGATGGGAAAACCGTGGCCATCGCCACGGATCCAGTTAGCCGCCGTCGTTGAAGACCAGGTTGCCAACACGTGGGATGCGTTGGTGGACATGGTGAACAACGGGCCACTGGCAAACGTGTTACCCAAGATTGGTTACGGGTACGCTAGGCACCCTTCTGGTGGGAAGAACGCAGTCATCGAGACTGTGACTTCGAAAGCAGACTCGAAACTGGGTGCCCGTATCACCGCCGCGTTCCCCGATGAAACCGGCCTATACACCGACCAGAACGGTATGCGGAAGTTCAACAACACGCTCCTGCGTGGTCTCGGCGGTATGTCAGGCCGCATGGCCGAATCATCTAACCCGCCTGACCCAACAGAAAACTCGTGGCTACAAACCACCATGGAAGCAGGACACAAAGACGTATACGTCCACTACTTCCCACCACCAGCCAACTTGAACTTCGCAAAGAAAGCCGACCGGCAAAAGATCTTCGAGTTCAACTACCAGTTCTCACCATGGGTAGACCTACGCTCAATCGAAGCGACAGCCTCAGAACTCATGGTCACCAATCCAGGTGAAGCCGAACGATTCTACGGAAACCGCATCGTCGCTGGTAACACCTCCTGGATCAAAGCCGGCGAATGGGAAGCCCGGCGCTCGCCCGCATTGGTGAAGCCACGAACCCCCGTGTGTTTGGGCTTTGACGGGTCGGTCACGAACGACTGGACTGGGATTCGCGCTGAAACTTTTGACTTCTACCAGTTCACGCCCACCTATCACAACGGGGACCGTGAAACGACGTGGAACCCACAGGAATGGGGAGGCAAAATACCCCGCCTTGAGGTCAGTGCAGCGTTTGAAGAAATCATGTCGGAATTCGACGTCAGACGCGTCTATGTCGACCCCTTCGGATGGGGTACAGAACTCGACGAATGGTCAGCCAAATACGGAAAAGAAATCTTCGTCGAGTGGCGCACGAACCGGACCGGCCTCATGTGGGAAGAACTCGAACGCTTCCGCATGGACGTACTTAAACCCGACACAACGTTTACTCATGACGGTAACGACACCGCAGCAATACACATCCGAAACGCAGTCGAAAAAGCTATCGGCGCCTTCGGACGCTACTACATCGAAAAGCCAACCGAACACCAAAAAATCGACCTCGCCATGTCCTCAGTGCTCGCCCACTCAGCAGTGTGCGACGCGCTCGCGGATGGGGCGGGTCAGGTTGTGGACTCAATGATTTTTACAGGCACATCGACGAGTGCGAGCTATTACGGAAAGAGGTGAGCCGTGCTCACGTTAGAAGAAGCGCAGAGGAAGGTTCACCGCCTTTCAGAAGCCTTAGCGAATAGGCGTGAGGGTATTTCGCGCGAACTGGATTATTACCGTGGCGTGCAGGGCGCGTTGCGGTTTGCGTCTGAAAAGTTCAACCAACAGTTTTTTGACCAGTTCCGTGGGTTCTCGGATAACTGGTGCCAGCCGGTGGCTGATGCCGGGCCGGAACGTATGACCGTGTTGGGGATCCGCCCGTTCGGGCAGGTGCAGTCTGATGCGGTGATGAACAGGGCGTGGGAGCGGTCTAATGCGGCTGCGGGTATGCATACGGCGATGGTGGTGCGTGCGGCTGCTAAACGCTCGTTCGCACTCGTTGCACCCGGTAAGACTGATGATGTCCCACGGATCACGTTTGAGTCGCCAGAATCAACCATTGTTGATGATGACCCGGTTACGCGTGAGCGTCGGGCTGCGCTGATCGTGTGGGCTGACGACAAGGTTGAGTACGCCACCTTGTACACCAGGGACGAGATTTGGAAGTTCTCACGCCCCACTGATCGTGAACGCTGGGAACGTAACGGCGAAGATGTTGAACTTACGGGTGGTTGGCAGATCCGCTCTGAGGATCCGCAACCCTTTGCGACTAACCCGTTCGGTGAGGTCCCGGTGGTTGAGTTTAAGAACCGTGACCTGCTCGATGACGCACCCATGTCTGACATTTCCGGTGTCATGGCCATGCAGGACGCGATCAACCTCGTGTGGGCTTACCTGTTGAACGCTCTTGACGCTGCGACAATGCCACAACGTGTCATTACAGGAGCTGAACCACCGTCAATCCCGATCTTGGATAAGAACGGGCAAGTCATCGGGAAACGTCCGGTAGAGCTAGATGACCTGCTGGGCGAGAAAATCCTGTGGGTCCCCAACCAGAATGCGAAGGTTCAGGAATGGTCTCAAGCGCTCTTGGAACCGTTTTCGAAGGTTATCGAACGCGCAGTAGAGCACATCGCAGCACAAACCAGAACCCCACCACACTACCTACTGTCAGGACTCACGAACACCGCAGCTGAAACGCTCACAATCTCAGAAGCTGGCCTCGTATCAAAAGTCAGACAGGCAATCACCCAGATCTCTCCAGACGTACGCGACATGTACAAGCTCATGGGTATCGCTATGCGCAGACCACAGTCAGACATTGACGCGCTCGCCGCGGGGAAGGTCATGTGGGCTGATATCCAGTATCGGTCTGAGGCTCAGCGTGCGGACGCATTGCTCAAGAAGCGTCAGATGGGTTACCCGTTGCGGTGGATCTTTGAGCAAGACGGGCAGGATCCAGAGCAGATCGAACGCATCATGTTGATGATCCAGGAAGAGCAGTCGCTGGACCCGATGAACGCTATGCGGTCTGTTGAAAACCAGGTAGCAGATGACAGTCCTCGAGAGCTTAGCTGAGGAGCACCGTAAAGCAACGACAGCGGCGCAAACGTCCGGGTTCAGACGAAACGTTGCTACCTGGAATCAGGTGGACTTCAATAATGTTGTTGATTCGTGGCAACAACAGCTCCCGCGCGTAACGCGGGTCGCTGAGGATGTTCAAGAGTTTTCGGTCATTGACGCGGCCGCGTTCATGACTGTCGCCTCAGCTGTACAAGGGCGTGACATTGATGACCAGATCAATGTGGACTCCTACGTTGGGTCGATGCCGTACACGGGGGCAGACCTTGACGCGGCGTTCGCTGGGCCTGCGTACCGGACACTTGAGGCAGTTCGACAGACCAAGCCACCAAACGTTGCCATGTACGCCGGTGTAGCTGAACTGGCAAGGCTTACTCACGCGGTGACGTTTGATACAGCTGAAGAAGCGTCCTTGGCTGTAGCGCTGTCCCAGCATTTGACGTATCAGCGTATCCCGCAGGTCGGGTGTTGCGTGCGATGCTCAATGCTTACTGGCCAGTACTTCACATCGAAAGTGTTCAAGCGCCACCCACACTGCCGGTGCGTCCACGTTCCAGTGCTTGATCCTGCTGATGCGCCTAAGCGGTCGAATGACCCGTATGAACTGTTCAACGCTCTTTCTGAGGAAGAGCAGAACAAGATCTGGACCAAAGCCGGTGCGCAAGCAATCCGGGACGGAGCCGACATTTACCAGGTGGGGAACTCGCTTACCAGGCCACTTCCACACCGACGGTCACGCAGGTTCACTTCAGAAGGCGCAGGAAAGCACGGGTGGTATCGCAACCATGCGCCAGCTGGCAAAGCTGGTAAACGACGCTTGACGGTCCATGAGATTTACCGCAGAGCAGACGGAGACACTCACACTGCCAAACGTCTCATGCGGGAATACGGGTATCTGCTAGGGCCACAAGACCCCAACGGGCTAAACGCCGGCCTGCACATGACAAACGCTGGCAAGAAATGGCTCAAACAGAAAGCACTCAACGAGTGGAAAGCCGCACACGGCGTGTGGGACAGGTCGGTGAGACAACCGAAAGCATGGGACGCATTCACCGACCTACACAAGCGTGTTGCAGACCTCCAAGCCACCCGGGCTGTTGCCCGCACACTAGAACGCCAACGCGTCTACAAACTACGCGTACACGCATACGAAACAATAGCGCTCGCTGAAGCGGGCAGACGCGTAGTTAACGCATCCAGGCCAGTGCCGGGCCCAAGCCCATCGTTGGGGTCTCGTAGACCGGTTAGGCCGCAAGAGAACAAGCCTGCAACTGCCACCGGTGGTGCTGGCGGACGTGGAAACGGCACACCCCCAGTTGCACCAAGCTCTTCAAGTGATAATTGGGATGAGCCAATGAAAATTGGTGGTGTGACGATGCCGTTCGCAGAACGGGACTTCCCTATGCATTTAACTGATGGCGAATTGCACCATGTTCTCGACGAGCATCTTTACAGCAAGGATCCCAGCAAATCGCAGATACCGCGAACATGGGGGCGCGACCCTGCATATATAAAAACGAAACTGGAAGATGTTCTCGTACAGGCAAAGAGTGCCGCAACTGAAGCAAAAATAACAAGTGGAACTGTTGAAATACTCGTGACATACGAGGGTAGAGTTTGGGCAGTAATACTTCACAGGAGTAAAAGGCCAGGATTAGTTTCGATGTATCCAAAGTAGTCGAGCTAAAATAGCTAGTATGTCGAAGCGATCAGACGAACTGTTCGAAGAGGCACTCAAGGATTTACCTGCAGACGATGAGTTTGTGAAACACGGACTGGATAGGTTGCATGGTGGTGGGTCTGAACTCGCGCTTGAGTCTCTTTTGACATGCGTTGACAATATGGAGACAAAGAAGAAGTTTTGGTGGGAAGACGAGGCGCGAGAAATCGTTGCCGAGTACATTAAGCCACGAAGATAATTTAATCAATTTTTTGATTGTTACCGTCCACGGGTTGCCCGTGGGCGGTTTTGTATTGCCAGAAATAGGAAGGGACCGCAATGGCAACCTTGAAGTACTCGACCTCGTCTGAAGGCTTGAAAGAAGACACAGACAAGACACTTGAGGAAGCAGGCGAGGAAAACGAAACCTCGGAAGACGCAAGCGAAGAAACCGCTGACTCTGAAGAAAGCGACGACAAGGACCCAGAAGGCGCTGACGCGCTCATGGAAAAGGGCAGGAAAGCTCTTCGCGCGATGAAGCAGGAACGTAACGCGGAACGGGCTAAGGCTAGAGATCTGCAGAAACAGCTTGATGAGTTACGCGCCGAGTTCGATGCTAAGGACAAAACACCAGACGAGCAGGCGTTGGACAAAGCACGTGCAGAGGCTCGCGCGGAAGCAATCACGAAAGCTAACCAGCGCGTTCTGCGTAGCGAGATCAAATCGCTTGCCACGGGCCAGTTTCGGGATCCTTCCGACGCGCTCGCCTTCTTGGACTTAAGCGAGTTTGAAGTGTCCGACAACGGTGATGTTGACGTAGACGACATTAACGAAGCGCTCCAGGATTTGCTGGAGCGTAAACCACACTTGGCCGCGCAAGGCGGTGCAAGCAGTTTCGATTCAGCAAGAGGCAAACGCCACGTGAAGAAGAAGCTGTCTCCACAAGACCTGAAAGGCATGTCTCCGCAAGAGATTGTGAAGGCTCGTCGCGAGGGTCGCATTGATATGTAACCCGCCTTGGATAGGCAAACGAAAGGAGTAACGACATGGCTATCACTAAGTTCATTCCAGAACTGTGGTCATCTCAGATGCTTGTCGACTTCCGGGAAGAAGCAGTTTTCGCTGGACTGACGAACCGTCAGTACGAAGGAAACCTCACCGCCGGCAACAAGCTTCACATTGTGTCCCCTGTTCCTGTAAAGGTGAAGGACTACAAGGCTGCGGGACGTACGACCACAGCTGACGACATCACCGACACCGAAATTGAACTGGTCATTGACCAGGAGAAGAACTTCGACTTCTACGTCGATGACATCGACCGTGCGCAGTCGGCTGGGGCACTCGACGAGTACTCACGTTCTGCAGCTCACGGCCTAGTCGATGACGCAGACAAGCACTTAGGTGCGCTCGCGGTCACGAACTCGACGGCTGTTACTGCTACCGTGACCGACGCGGAATCTGCATGGAACGTGTTGCGTGATCTGCGTAAGGCATTGCGTAAGGCGAAGGTTCCTAACCAGAACCGTGTGTTCGTCGCCAACGCCGAGTTCGAAGGTCTGTTGCTTGAGTACTCTTCAAAGATCACGAACGCGGACACTTTGGGCGCGACGGAAGGGTTGCGGGAAGCCGCAATTGGTCGTCTGCTTGGATTCGATGGCTACGTGTCGGAAAACCTTCCAGTCACTGACAAGCCACAGGTGGTAGCGTTCCACCGCTCAGCTATCGCTTTTGTCTCTCAGATCCAGAAGACCGAAGCAATGCGCGCGGAGAACAAGTTCGCAGACCGTCTACGTGGCTTGCACGTGTACGGGTCGAAGGTTATCCGACCAACCGCCGTCGCGTCCTTCACCGCTGAGTAAGGGGCACAGCTCATGGTGAAGATTGTCGGACCGAGCGAAGTGGTCATTGATGTCGACGAATCGGTTGCGCGTGGCCTCTTAGACGCGGGGCATGTTCAGTTGGCAGGGGAATCTACTGAACATGCCCCAACTTGTACTGAAGACCGTTCAGATGAACCACAGCAACCAACGACACACAACGACGAACAACAAACACCAGACGACACGGAAGACCACACCACTGTAGAAGCCCCAGCCGGTAACGCAGCAAAACCCAAGTGGGTCGAATACGCGCTCGCGGTGGGCGTGCCAGAGGAAAAGTTGCAGGGCTTAAACCGTGACCAGATCCGTGAACTCTGCGACGATTTCGTGAAGTGACAGGCGGTGATGCGTGATGCTGATTCAACCAAGTGATCTCGTGGCCTTCGGTGTCCAACCTGATGATCATGCGGACGTTCTCATCGCAACGATGATTGAGTCAGCATCCTCCGCAATCACAGACGCCGCCGGGTGCCCAATCCTGAAACGCACCTCAACAATCGTGGTGCTCGGTGTCAACGAACGGATCCTGGATCTACCAGGGCTACCGATCAGAGAAGTTCACAACGTCACATGCGACGGCGTTCCGGTCACAGACTTCAAGGTCGCAACATCAGGACTATACCGTGCACGCGGGTGGGCCACCTCCAGGGACCTACCAGAGGTAGAAATCACCTACACACACGGGTACGACACAGTCCCGGCAGACATCAAATCCTTGTGCGCAGCAATGACCATCGCAGGCATTAACGCAGTATCTGACCAGGCGTTCGAACTCCGCAACGGGGCACGATCGTCTATCGCTATTGATGACTACCGCGAAAGCTTCGCAACCACCGGAGAAGGACTCGAACAAGTCACACCCATGAGCTTGCCGCAACGGACACGCGCATGGCTGTCAGAACGCTTCGGCTCAGGAGCCCGCGTCCTAAGGACACTGTGATGCGCCCAGAAATAGTAGTGGCACGCGGTCGACGCGCTGCAGAACGCCTCATGACCCAACAGTGCCAAATAGAACGAGTCGGTGACCTTGTAACCGACAAGAACACCGGAAAAGTCACCAACGTGCGCTCGCGGGTGTATGCGGGTAAGTGCAAGGTGCAGTCTTCTGAGGTTCAGCCTGTGGGTGCTGATACTGCTGGGTTGGCTGTCACGGTGGCCAGGCTTGAGGTGCATGTTCCGGTGGGTGCGTGTCAGGTGCGCCCGGGTGACATTGTCACGGTCACCCAGTCGCCTGTAGATGACCGGTTTGTGGGCAAGCAGTACCGGGTGACATTACCTGCGCCTGTGAAAGCGTATGCCACGGCTGATCGTCACCAAGTGGAGGAACTATGAAGATCGATGACGGTGAGCTTACGTCGGTGATTGCTGACATTCAGTACGCGCCTAACAAGGTGATTGATTCAGCACGCAAGGTGATGAAGAAGGGCGCGGTGAACATTAAGAAGGAGCTTGTTGCCGATGCTAAGAAGTCGAAGCATTTCGCGAAGTTAGCTCGTGTGACGAGTTTCGATGAAACGTTTACTGCTGGTGGTGCCGAGTACGAGATCGGCCCGGATGTATTGAAGACCGTGAGAGGCAACAGCAAACGTTCCGTCACGAAAAAGTATGCGCCGGGAACTGTCGGGCATATCGCCAACATCGCGTACTTCGGCGGGGCTAATGGCGGTGGGGGATCACTTGACTTTTACCGTCCCGCACGGGAGGAAGCAGACAACCTCCAGAAGCACCTCGGCGAGGTATTGAAGGGCTACTTGCGATGACGAGCAGTTACTTCGCTGTTGCCCAAGCGATCGCAGGCTTACTTCCAGGTGATGTGAGTCCCGTTACCGAGGTCGTGGAATTGTCCGATGGCCAGGCGTCATTTGATGCGTTGCCGTGGACGGTTGTGCGGGTGCGTCCGCCGTTGCCGTTACCGAGGTCGTTTGCAGGCACACGGTTGGGTGACGTGATCGAGGTCAACGTCACGGTAGCGGCGGCGACGTTTGAGTCTGTAGCGGTCGTGTATTCGCGGGTAGTGCAAGCACTTGAGCAGGCGACCCCGGTTGTTGACGGTTGGGCGTGTTCACCTCTGCGTGAGGTGTCGGCATTACCACCAGCAGAGGATCCGGACGTGACGATCATCGGGTCGAACAGGCGGGTGTGTTACACGGTAGTCAGTTTCGAGATGACTGTGTCTGCGAGATAGGAGTTCGAATGTTTGTTCGAGTGAAGGACCGGCAGACCGGGCACCAGTTTGATGTGCCTGAAGATTCGCGCTTGGTGCGCGATGGCGTTGTGCAGGTTTTGGGCAGGTTTGAGAAGTCGCCGGCGTGTAGGCCAGCGAAACCGAAGATACGGCCCCAGAGTGGGCCACCCATGAATGAGCCGTCTCATAGTGAGTCGGTGCAGGCTCTAGCTGATCGGCTGAGCTGACAAGAAGAAAAGGAGAATACCATGGCGGAAATCCCATCGACACCAGCCGACGGCAACATGAAGGTCGTCTGGGTAAAAGCGTTTAAAGATTACACGAAACCAACCTCTACAGAGCTCAACGCGGAAAGCGTCATTGACATTTCGTGCTATCTGACAGGTGACGGGTGGAATCCAACGAAGGAACAGGCAACGATTTCGGATCCACGCCTGTGTTCGCGTCAGGAGTTCGGCCGTCCGGGTCGTAAGACCCCAGGATTGTCTATCACCGTGATCGACAACACGAACACCGAAGACCCGAACGACGCTGTAGAAAACATTACTGAAGGGGCCGAAGGGTACTTCGTTGAGCGCCGAGGCGTTCCGTACGAAGAACCTTTCAAAGAAGGTCAGGTCGTGACGATCTACCCAGCCCGTGCAGGTGAAAAGCAGGGTGTGGCGCCGGAAGCTAACTCGGTAATCCGGTCAACCATCCCACAGTTCATCTCTGCTGACGTGCGTGACGCGAAAGTCGCTACCGCGTAAGAACATCTAGCTGTCTGGTCTCGCGTGGTCTCCCTGGGCGCGCGAGGCCAGGCTCATTTATTACTCACCCAGGGAGACCAACCAGGGAGAAACTCATGTCAAAAATTACGATCACCAGAGCGACAGCGAACGTGGAGCTCGTCACCAACCTTGACCTTCTGGCTGACCACGAGGTCGCAACAAATGAGCTGGAACGTGCACAGAAAACAGAGTCACCAGACCGGCTGAACTCTTCTGCCAGTGTTCGCGCTGCCGCTAAACGCGTTGAGCACATCGAAAACGAAATGGAATCCTCCATCATCGTCTTCAAACTCCGGGCACTGACCAGAAAACGCTGGGTCGAGCTCGTAGACGCGCACCCAGCACGTGAAGATGACGACATGGACCAACGTTTCGGCTTCAACGCTGACGCGTTGTTTAACGAAGCACTCCCAGAGTCCATTGTGGCAGTCACAACCAAGTCAGGTGACACGGTCGACTGGTCCCCGGAAGACTGGGAAGAGATCGCAGAAGAAATCTCAGATGCCCAGTACGCGGAATTCGTAGGCGCAGTATTCCGGCTCAACCAGCGTGAGTCTGAAATCCCTTTCTCACGAACCGCATCCATTCTGAACCGGACCTTAGACAAGACCTCGAAATAGCAGAACGCCTAGGAATCAGCCTTAAGCGGTTCAGGGGCTGGACACCCACCACCGCCAACGATCCGGAATGGGACAGCCGACAGCGCGACTGGATGCGCGCGCTCGCGGAATATCGGAAATCGTTGTGTCCGGTGTGTGGGTCTCCGAAAGAGAAGTGTCAAGATCAGGCGGTGGCTGGCAGGTTCACAGTGCCACCGCCAACAAGGTGTCACGCTACAACAGCGATCAGGCGTGCTCAGCAGGAGTACGAGTATGACGTTCCTGACGCGTTGTTGTGGTCTGCAGAAGTTACAACCAAGTAAGAAAGGGCCGTGATGGCAGAACGACGTATTGCTTTACGCATGGTGCTTGATGCCCAGGGTGTGGTGACAGGTGCGCGTACTGCTGTCACGGCTCTTAAAGGTGTCACTGATAAAGGTATTGAACCGGCAAACAAGAAACTGAAGCGCTTCGAAAAGTCCCTTAAAGACCATGAACGCGAGTGGGACATTGTCGGGAAGTCAACGCTGGCGTTCGGGGCTGGTGTCGCGGTCACATTCGGTATGGCCGGGCGTGCGGCAATGAAATGGCAGTCTGATTTCGCTGGCGTGCGGAAAACCGTAGACGGGACCGAATCAGAGCTTTCATCGCTTGAACAACAGTTACGCACACTCGCCACCACCACCTTGCCGGCATCGCACACAGAGATCGCTAGCGTCGCAGAAGCCGCCGGACAGCTGGGTGTGAAAACGAAAGATGTCGCAACGTTTACCAAAACGATGATCGACATGGGAGAAGCGACAAACCTCACCGCAGATCAGGCAGCCACTGAGCTGGCACGTTTCTCTAACATCATGCAACTGCCCACCTCAGAGGTAGGACGCTTAGGAGCATCCATCGTTGGGCTGGGAAACAACTTCGCAACGACAGAAGCAGAAATCGTTGACATGTCGATGAGGCTTGCAGCCGCAGGTAAGCAAGCCAACATGTCAGCAGGAGACGTTTTCGGCCTGGCAACAGCTCTCTCATCAGTGGGTGTAGAAGCTGAAGCAGGTGGCACGGCAATGTCAATGGTGATGAAGAAAATGGGCAACGCCGTCAAAGACGGAGGCGACTCCATGAACGCATTCGCCAAAGCATCCGGCATGAGCGCAGACGAGTTCAAACAGTCCTGGGGAGAAGACTCTGCAGGCACCGTCCAAAAGTTTGTCGCCCACCTCGGAGAAGCCCAAAAACAAGGCGAGAACGTCAACCAAACCCTCACCGCGTTAGGAATCACAGGCATCAGAGAATCAGATGCAGTGCTACGCCTCGCCTCCGCATCAGACGTACTCAAAGACGCGCTCGCAAGTGGAAATGAGGAGTATGCAAAGGGTATAGCTCTGATCCAGGAGGCTAACAAGCGGTATGAGACCGCGGAATCGCGTGTTCAGATCGCGGTAAACTCTATCAAGGACGCTGGTATTGAGATTGGGTCGGTGTTCTTGCCAGCGATCTCTGCAGGTGCTGACAAACTTGCAGAGTTCGCGAACTGGTTCGCAAAGCTTCCTGAACCGGTGAAAAACGCGACTGTGGGAATTGTTGGTGTTGCCGGTGCCGGAACGCTGGCCGCGGGAGCGTTCATCACGCTTGCACCTAAAGCGTTCGAACTCATTGACGCGTTTAAGACGCTGAACAAGGAACACCCGAACTTGTCCGCTGGTCTGGGGAAGGTCGGTAAAGCTGCGGCTGCGGTATCGATTGCGTTTGCTGGGGCACGCGCTGTTGCTTGGGGTATGAATCAGATGATCGATTCGACGTCGCGGTCATCAGAGGAAATGATGAACGCCCTGGTTAAGTTGCAGGACAGCACGAGGCATGACGTGACGGGCTCCATCCTGGACCCAAGTATCTGGGAAGAAGCTAACGGGTGGTGGGTCAACTCCTACGGAGAAATTGATTCGTGGGGTAAAGCGATAGACCGGTCATCGGACTTCGCAGGGAAATTCAACCAACAACTTGACAAGCTACTCGGGACACGAAGTGCCGAAACCATTGTTGCCGAAACGATCAAAGAAACCGATGTGGCGTTACGTGATCTTGCCCAGGGTGGAGCAATGGACACGGCAACGGAAGGGTTTAAAGAGATAGCGAAAAGCGCCCAAGAAACCGGCATTGAAAACGACCGTCTACTCGAACAGTTCCCAGAGTACAAAAAGTACCTCACCGATGTAGCAACAGCCGCTGGACTAACCGCAGACGAGCAGACACTGATGAAACTCGCTACGGGCGAAATCTCAGCTGAAATGCTCGAAGCGTCTGCAGCCACAGACGAACAGGCAAAGAAGCTTCAACAGCTCGGTGTAGACGCGAAAACAACCCAAGAGAAAATCGCTGACCTTGCCGATGAAGTGCGTAACTTCGGGTCAACGTTCCTTGACGAACGTGCAGCCGCACGAAGGTTTGAACAGGCACTTGACGACGCGAACGAAGCGCTACGAGAGAACGGTAGAACGCTCGACATCACCACGAAGGCAGGACGTGCCAACCAAGACGTACTCGACGGTCTTGCCCGCTCGGGTAATGAACACGCCGCGTACATGATTGAGGAAGCACGCTCAGCTGAAGAAGTAGCCCGCGCGCTTGAAGAGCACCGTCGCGAACTAATCAACCAAGCGATCGCATTCGGCATGACCAAACGCGAGGCCGAAAAATACGCGGACACAGCCTTACAAACCCCAGACGAAATCCGCACCCAGATCAAACTCGAAGGCGCTGACTCCGCAACAGACGGAATCAATAAGGTTAAAGGCGCAGCGGATGACCTTAACGACACGCTGATTGCCCCTGAAGTACGCACCCCCGGAGCAAAAGACGCAAAAAACCAGGTTGAAGCAGTTGGTAAAGCCGCAGACGACATCGACGGCAAAGAATCCAACGTATTCGTAAAAATCTGGCGGGGTATCAAAGAATGGGGTAAGGGACGAGACCTTGCCCAAGAATCACGTGACCGGTGGGCTACTAAGAGCGGAGCCGGCGGGTCATCTTCACGCTTCGCCTCCGGTGGTTTCATGGAAGCCACCGCACAAATGGTCCCCCCGAACACGTGGCGAATCGTCGGGGACAGAACCGACGTCGACGAAGCATACATTCCCCTAGACGGATCCGTACGCTCACGCAAAATCCTGCTCGAAACGATCAGACGCATGCCAAACATGCAGGCGCTCGCCAAGGGCGGAATTGTGGAGGCTGCGAAGAAGCGTGTGCGTGATGCTGAAGCGGATGTGAAGAAAGCCCGCAAGGTTGCTAAGAATGCGAAGGGTAAGGATAAAGACCGGGCTGATGAACGGGTTGAGAAGGCGCAGGACCGTCTGGATTCAGCTAAGGAAAGGTTGTCTGCTGCTGAAACGCGTGTGAAGGAGGCCCAGGAGCGTGCACGCCGTTTAGGAGAAGCACGTGGAGACTTGCGTACTGATCTGCGTCGTGGTGATGTGCGCGATCAGGTGACGGGGTCGCTTTCTGGTGCGTACTCGGCAGTCGATAGGTTGTATGGCTTGGGTAAGAACGAGGACCTGTCGAATGACGCTAGACGTCGAGCTTCTCGTGATGCGAGTCGGTATGAACGGTCGTTGCGGTCGTTGTATAAGCAGTTGGAATCGGTTGAGAAGAAAACTGAAGGGGCGAAGAAGAAGCTTGATGAGTTGAAGCAGATCCAGGAGTCGGTGGCGTCGTCGGTTTCTGGTAATGCGTACAAGCTTGATGTGTCTTCGCTGTGGTCTCAGACGAAGCCTGGTGTGTGGGAGAACACGAAAGGTGTTTCTGGGGCGGTGAAGAATGCGTCTCGTGCCGCATCACGGGTGAAAGAGCTTTCGCAGAAGCTTAACCGGCTGCAGAAGATGGGGTACTCGGGGCAGATCCTTCAAGAGGTCGCTCAAGCATCGTCGATTGATGAGTCGTTGGAAATGGCGGACGCGCTTCTTGGTGGATCTAAGAGTGACGTGTCATCGCTGAACGCTTCGTACAGGGATATTGAAAAGTATTCCGCACAGGCGGGTAAGTATGTGACCCATGGGTTTTACAAAGGCGGTGTTGACGCTGCCGCTGGCATTGTGCGTGGACTTGAGTCGCAGAAGAAGAACATTGAGTCAGCGATTCACAAGATCGCCAAAGGCATGGAGAACTCGCTGAAAAGCGCGTTGGGTATCAAGTCACCGTCACGGGTGATGCGTGACCGTGGTGTGGACACGGCTGAGGGTTTCCGGCTGGGTATTGAAGATTCGCTAGAGGCGGTCGCACAAACAGCTCAACAGCTGGGTATATCTGCGATTCCAAGCATTGATGCGGTGCCAGTGTCCGCTCCGTCGTGGGAGGGCGCTACGGGCGCCTCTGGACGGGCCGGCGGTGCCTCTGCGATTCCGGAGCAAACCTCTATGGCGAACCCGAACTCTAAAGAAGTGGTGTCGGGATGGGAGCTGATGCGGGACACGACTGTTGAGGCGTTGACCGCGATGCAGGCGTCGACAACTTCAGCGTATTTGCAGATGACGACGGACACGCTTGTGTCACTTGCCCAACGCAATGAAGCAACGACAGCGCACATGGAGTCGATGGTTGCGACAACGAACACGGACTTGACTGTGATGGGTAAACGTACTGTTGACGGGTACACGTTTATGCGTGATCAGTCGTTGGCGTTGATGCGACAGTTGCGGTCTGGTGCTGATGGTGTTCTTCGTGGAATGCAAGGTGACCTGTCAGGCAGATTAGCTGGATTGGGTCGTATCGCGTTTGATGGGTTCGCATCGATTGAAAGGACAGGGAAGCGAGCGTTCGCTGGTATTCGTTCGGGTATGAACGCTGAAATGTCTTCAGCTCGCCCTGATCTTGGTGGCAAGCTCAACCAGCTGATCACTATTTTCGGTAGGTTCACCGGAAGTGTGAACAAAACGTTTGGTGAGGTTGGTGTGAAACTGACTGCACCTGAACACATCAAGTTCGCTACTGGTGGGATGATGCCTGGGTACACCCCAGGTCGCGATGTGCACACGTTCGTGTCACCAACTGGCGGTGTCCTTGAATTGTCAGGTGGGGAGCCTGTCCTTCGCCCTGAGGTCGGGAAGGTTCTCGGCCGAGAGTGGGTAGACGGTGTTAATGCGGCCGCTCGTAATGGCGGTACTGACGCGGTCCAAAAGTTTCTAGACTTACCACACGAAAAGTTCGCTACAGGTGGTGTAGTTCCAAGAAACACACAAGGACTCATTCAGCTTGGCCACGCGCTACGAAAAATCGGTGTCAGAGTCAGCGAAGGGCCAGGACCGTTCGGACCAGTGCACCGTGTTCACGCCCCGAACTCGTGGCACTACCGGCAAGGGGCCCTAGACCTGAACACAGCACCGGGCCAATCGGCAAAGGAGATGCGTGACTTCGACCAGATTGCCCCGATCCTTCACGCCCTGGGCTGGGGAGTGATCTGGAGATACGCAGGCCACTATAACCACGCACACGTCGACCTGGGCCGTAGATCATTAGGAAGCTTCAATAGAAACATAAAACCAGGTGGAGACCTATGGGCACGCCTACAATCCCTCCAAGTCGGGGCACCAGTTGGTGGTGATGTTGGCGCACCTATCATTCCAGCGTTCTTGTCCAAAGCAGGTATCAACAGTTTGGGCGGAAACTTCGAAGCCATGTACAAAAAAGCCGCCGACATTCACGCCGACAAAGCAATCAAGGACGTTTCCGCTCCGATCTCACAGCTGGGAGGCATAGTCGCAAAAATCGGCCACGGAGTCCTCAAAGACGTGCGCGAGGGACTAGTCAAAAAAGCCGGCGAATTCTCAAAAACATCAGCCACAGTCGGACAGCCAGGAAACATCGAATCATGGCGTGGACTCGTACGCCAAGCGCTCGCCATCACAGGTATTGGTAGTGGCCCAGATGATGAAAACCGGTGGTTGCGTCAGATCAAAACTGAGTCAAACGGTAACCCTAACCTTGTACAGTCTTCGGCCTTACGCGACATCAACGTTCTGAGGGGTGACCCTGCCCGCGGTCTTGTCCAGGTTCCAGGAGTGACGTGGACAGACTTCGGAAAAGGATTGGGCCCATTCATCCCCAACGTCTACAACCCACTAAAGAACCTGATCGCGGGAATGCGTGCAGCTAATGCGCAACACAAGCACAAGCGTTACCACGGAATGACAGGGTGGAGATCTGTCGTCGGCTGGGGGCACGGATACGAAGCTGGAACAGAATCAGCAGTGCCGGGGTGGGCATGGGTCGGAGAATCAGGACCCGAACTCATGCGCATGCGCGGTGGCGAGAAAGTGGTGCCGTCCAAGAAATCGTTCCAGATCGAAAACCAGGTACTAAAACCAGCGACACTGACTCTATCGCCAGAAACAGTAGCGCAGCTCCAGGCAGGAACCCATCAGACCACGTCAGCTGAACTAGCCAAGGCAATAAACGGGCTCGGTATCACACTCCTGGTGGACGGCAAACCCATGGCCGCACACATCACCACCACCGTGAACCAGTCAATCACCGCGTCCCGCAACACCATTGACCGAGGATCAAAAATAGTAGGAGCCACGTAATGGCACTCAAACACGCCCAATTCCAACTCGGCGACTACCAATTCGGAGATGGCCACCCCGTCTACCCGTCAAGCGTGACAAAGGGAAAAACCGACTGGACACACCAAGACACCGAAAACCCAGTAGCCGACGGCATCTACTTCGGCCGAGACTACCGGCGCCCAACACCCTGGCAATTCGAATTCACCATCACCGGGAAAACACCAGCCGAGGCAACGAAAAACCTCCACGCGCTCGCCACGGCGTGGGACTATCAGCGTCGCACATGGTCGCCGTTGCAAACGGTCCCGCTTGTGTTCAACAGGCATGGAGTCGAACAACGCATTTATGGGCGCCCACGAAACTTCGAACCAGACGACAACGACGCGTGGGTGCTCGAAACAGTGAAAGCAAAAGGTGAGTTCCACCCCGCGAGCACACAAATCTACGAAAACAAAACCAGATCAGTGTCACTCACTCTCACCCCCGGCCGTGCCGGGGGTTTGATATTCCCGGTGAAATTCCCCTGGTCAACCACCGAAGCAGGCAGACGGCAGGGAATCATCGACAACGGCGGTGGAACACTCCACACCAACGACGTAACAATCACAATCACCGGCCCCATCAACAGGCCAAAAGTCAAAGGCCCGGGCTGGACCCTGCAGTTCACCACCAACCTCAAACACGACCAGTCAGTCACCGTGAACGCGCTCACCCAAACAGTCCTACGCAACAACGGTGCATCACTGGCCGGAGCACTGACCAGGTCTTCACGAATAGACCACATCACAATCCCACCCGGGCAATCGGAAATCTTCTTCGAAGGAGAAGACACCTCGGGAACATCACGTCTCACCGTCACCTGGCGACCAGCCACAGCCTGAAAGGAAAACAACGATGGCACTCATACCAGTCCCCTGGGCAATCGGCCACGGAGCAGACAACAGCGTTGAAGGCGCTCGCATGTCACTGCATGCTGCAACAAAAGGCGCCCGAGGCGTCTACGGGCCGGGGGATATGGCAGTGCGTGCGCTCCCAGTCCCAGGGGCTGCGGTGCGTGTGCATCGTGGTGGCGCCGTGACTCCGAACGATTACCCGGGAGCTTTTAACCAGTCGTACGCGATAACTGAAGAGTCATCGACAGACGTGCCAATTCCAGCGACCGGATCATCTGGTGGGGCAACCAGATACCTGATCGTGCGCATCGATGACGACCAGTACGCCGGCAACCCTCCAGAAGACGTAGTGAACGGGCCATACAACAGGTACGCAGTCGTTTCCTCAATCAGCGGGTTGCAGTACCCGCACGTGCCTCTAGCGAAGATCGTGCAACCAGCTAACACAGCAACCATCACCGCCGGCATGATCGAAGACATCAGAGAGATCGCACTGCCACGCGTAGAAGACCATGTCATCGCCCGACCAGTCGTACAGCAAGCCATCCAGACCTGGTCACACGTGCTCCGCCAGAAACGAAACGGGACAGGAGTCCTCAGAGGCGAGCAGTTCCCAGACCGCGTACACGGAGGCGGTTTCAAGATCAAAGCCCCAACCTGGGCGACACGAATGATCATCGAATGCCACCTGACAGGAGTCAGGTACTCCGGGAAATCATCGTGGGGAGGATGGTACATCGCACACGAAGCCGCCGACGGATCCGGAGAACCACACTGGTCACAGGATTTCGGATGGGACGTGCTCGAGAACAACACCATTTACAAAACCAACTGGTTGCTCGCAGAGAACCTATACGTCTGGCCAGACGAACGAGGCAAAGAGATACAATTCGACATCCGCGCCTTCGTCGACCTAGCAAGCACCGCACAAACCGGTCAGGTCTCACTCGACAACAGATCAGGAATCACATTCAAATGTCGATTCCTTGAAACCCCAGATGCGAGCCTCACATGACAACCACATGGCGCTACATCCTCACCAAACTCAACGGCGACGGAACAGAAACAACCATCGACTACAACCTCCCACTGAGCGGAGTCGAAATCCAAACCACACTCAACGGCCACGGAGGTATTAAAGGAACACTCACACCCGAACACCCACACGTCAAAAAATACGAAATCGACACGTGGAGAAACGCGATCTACGCCGAAGCAGACGGCCACATACGAGGAGGCGGAATCGTCGAAACCATCACAGCAGATGGCCCCAACCTCACAATCGACTGCATCGGCCACACCGGATACCTCACAGACACCAGATACACCGGAACCACCTCAATCGAACGAGGCGACCCACTCAAAACAGCATGGCACCTATGGCAACACACCCAAAAACGACCCGGCTACAACCTCGGCATCACACAAACAGGAGATACCAAAAGCCGGCAAATGTTCCTCGCAGACGACACCATCGAACCAGGAACAACCCCACAAAAAATAGACCCATACACACTCACCTGGTGGTCCACCCACGACCTCGCAAAAGAATTCGACGCGCTCGCCGAACTCGCCCCATTCGAATGGACATGCACACACGCATGGAACGGCGAACACATCAAACACGAACTCAACTTCGGCTACCCACGACTCGGCCGACGCAACAACGACGCACTACTCATAGAAGGCGTAAACGTAACACAACGCCCACAATTCGAATCACGCCCCGACGACTACGCAACACAAATCTTCGTCATCGGAGCAGGCGAAGGATCAGCAATGATGCACCACACCGCCACCACTGCCACCCAAAAACACCTCGCCAGAGACGCAGTCATCATAGACAAATCCATCACCACCCCCACCGCCGCCAGAAAACGCGCAGACGCAGAACTGCGCTCGCGAGTCGGTAGCCCGAACCTTGACCAGCTCACCGTGATCGATCACCCCACAGCGCCTGTCGGGTCACTTACTGTCGGCGACGACGTGCGGCTACAAACTGCAGATGGGTGGGCGGATCCGCAGAACATTTGGGTGAAGCTCCTGGCGATAACCACACACCCCGAAAAACAGACTCTTGACGTGACAGTAAAACGAGCGGAGAAAGTGACACATGGCTGACGAACTCACCAGGCTCATACGTGAAGTCTCTAAGGTAAAAGACCAAGTGCGCGGCCTACTCTCAGCAGACCAGATTCGCCACTCATCAATCGAGAACGGAACGCTTCTGGTCAACGACGCACACCAGAAAACGGTCATGAAGATTGGGTTGCAGGAAGACGGTACGCACGCGGTCGTTCACGTGGTAGGTCCACCACCTCCGCAACCGTCACCGCCGATCGTCACAGTGGATGGCGTTGTTATCACGGTTGAGCACGACGGAACGAACGTCGACGGTGCTCCATTGCCTGCTGATTATCGCCGGCGGATTGTGTATGCGGGGCTAGTTCCTGACATGTCCGATGCGGTGCCGGTAGCGACGATTGAACCTCCGTCAGGCGGTCAGGCGATCTTCATGTCGCCAGGAAATGGCACAGTCTATGTTGCTGTGAAAAGTGAGACATTTTCCACAGCGCTTTCGGTTTATTCACAGGCGGTGCCTGTCGAGGTGACGATGATCTCGCTCGAGGGCGAGATTGAGATTGTCAAGGACTCAGCGAACGGGAAGAACAAGAACTACTACTCACCGACGAAACCTGAAACGGGGTCTGATGGTGACGTGTGGTTCGACACATCGATTGACCCTGAAACTGGGCAGCCGAAGTGGGGCTTGAACCTGTGGGACGGGTCGAAGTGGGTGTCGGCGAGGGATTCCCGGCTTCAAGTCGTGGAGACTGCGCAGGCTGAGCTGGCGAAGAAGCTGGACGCTGTTGTGGTGTCTGCTGATGGTGGGAATAAGAATTTCTATTCTACGACTGCACCCACGACGGACATGAAGCAGGGTGACTTGTGGTTTGACGGGTCGAAGAACAACACGCCCCACCGGTGGGACGGGTCGAAGTGGGTGAGCGTCGCTGACGAGCGCGTGCAGGCGGTACAGAAGGCCCAAGAGGACTTGAAGAAGGACCTGTCCACGGTGAAGGCCACTGCGGATGGGAAGAATCAGTCTTATTACCAACCCACTAAACCTACCGGGTCTTTCACTAAAGGTGACCTGTGGTTTGATACTTCCGCTGCGGGTAAGAATCGCGTGTCGGTGTGGGATGGTAAAACGTGGGTTGATGCGTCTGATAAGCGTGTCGCTGATGTTGAGAATGCTCAGGAAGCGCTGAAGGCTGACCTGTCCACGGTTAAGACCACGGCTGATGGGAAGAACCAGGCGTTTTATCAACCGTCGAAACCAACGGGGACGTTCACGAAGGGTGACCTGTGGTTTGATACTTCCGCTGCGGGTAAGAATCGCGTGTCGGTGTGGGACGGTAAAACGTGGGTTGATGCGTCTGATAAGCGGGTGGCTGATGTGCAGTCCGCGCAGGAAGCCCTGTCTAGCGATCTTGCTGGTGTGCGCAAGTCGGTGGATGGTAAGACTAGTATCCGTTGGGAGCCTAACGCACCTACAGCGTCTACACCTGGTGGTGCGACGGGTGACACGTGGCACCAGTATAAGGATGGTGCCCATGTTGGTACGTGGCGGTGGGACGGTAAAAACTGGGTTCAGCAGTCGCTTGACCCGGTGATGATCCCGAAAGTGGATATTGGCACGGGTACTTTCGGTGAGTTGGATGGTGCCCGGTTGAAGGTGGGTACGGTTGGTGCCGATAAGGTGCTTGTTGGGTCTGACCGTAACCTTATCCCTGATGGTGACCTTACCCGTGGTGGTGTTGGTTGGCCGGACAGTTTAACGTTTGACCCGGATGATAAGCCGTCACCTGGTTTGGCCGGGTCTATGGCTACTCGGGAAGGGCAAGGTTCCACGAATTTCCGTGGCCCTGTCGATTACCCGGTGGAGCCTGGTGACGTGCTCGTGTTCGAGTGTTGGCTGAAGGCCGACAAACCCGATTCCGTGTTTTATGTGGAAGTGCGTAGCACGGGGGACAGTAGCCATGTGGGTGGCTGGTCTGGGGACGCTACGTCTGCAAGTACGTACCCTGTCGCGAGGTACACTGTGCCCACTAAGTGGACGAAAGTCACTGCAACATCGACTGTTGGTGATGGTGTGCCAGCAGTGTACTTTAATTACTTCTATTTCAACCACTCTTCTGGTTCTGAAACTAATGCTGTGGTGAAACTTGCCGGGCTGAAACTGTACCGCAAAGTCGGCACCACGATTATTGCTAATGGTGCTATCACCACGGACAAAATCGCTACTGGTGCTATCACTGCTGATAGCGGTGTTGTTGCGTCCCTTGACGCTGGCAAACTGACGACTGGGTTTATTGATTCTGCCCGTATCCAGGCGGGCAGTATCCGCGCCGACCAGATACAAGTGTCCACGGATGATAACTGGTTGAGTATTCCCATGTTGGCTAATGGGATTACGACGCCTCACCGACCGTTGAGCGGTGGGGAGATTAAAGCGTGGAATCGCGATCATTCTTACGGGCCGTCATTCATGGTGAAGCGTGGCACCAGCATAAGTTCCGCTGCTTTGCGTGCCCCCGAAGGGTCGTCGGGGAGTGTCTTGGATGGCTCCATGTTTCCCGTTCAGGCGGGGATGCGGTTGATGTTTCGTGCGCGCTTGTACCGTGGCGGTTCTTACACGGATAATGTGGTTCCGGCGGCGCGCACACGCGCTTATCATTACAAGCCGGACGGGTCGTATCTGTCGACTGACGTGTTTGGCGAGTGGGTGACTCCCAAGGTTTACTCTGGCGTGAGCGACCGTATTATCCAGCACGAGTGGGTAGTGCCCGAGGGTGCCGGGTGGATGCAGTTGTATATTCAACTGGATTCTGACACGGGTTGGGTGGTTTTTGGTGATCCTGTACTGAAACCGATGGTGTCCGGGACGCTGATTGAACCTGGCGCGATTACTACGGACAAAATAGCTGCTGGCGCTATTACTGCCGAGTCTGGTGTGATCGGGTCGCTTGACCTTGGCAAGGCCACTGTTGGTGAGCTGGACGGGTCTAGGATTAAGGCGGGCACACTCACGGTTGGGCAGTTGCTGTCTGGGACTCCCACGAACGTGCTACCGGGTGCGGATAACCTGGCCGTGTCGAATGCTGGCTGGACTGGTTTTGGCAGGAACGTTAAAGACCCGTCAGTGTGGCTGCAAGGCACGAATACTGTAGAAACTGATGCGTTTTTTGAACTGTCTGCTGGGGTCACGTACACGGCTGCCACGGATGTGAAATCGTCCGTGAGTGGCACCGTGTGGTTCTGGCAGATCGTGGGCCAGGACGGGAAAAAGGGCGTGTACTGTTTTAGCGGTGAGCGTGCCGGGACTACCTGGCGGACGGCAACAAGCCAGTTCAGTGTGCCTGAGTCTGGTAAGTATAAGCTCAGAGTCTACGGTAACCATCCCAACGGCGCGGATAACAAGTCTGGGTATCAGTGGTGGCGCAACCCGCGTATCAGTCCCGCCGTGGACACGACCCTGATCAAGGACGGGTCGATCACCACCGAGAAAATCTCCACCGGCGCGATCACCGCCGAGTCCGGTGTGATTGGCTCCCTGGATGCTGGCAAAATCACCGTGGGTGAAATGGACGGTGCCAGGATTAAAGCTGGGACAGTGCAGGCTGACAAGGTGCTGGTGAAGGGGTCTGTCGGTTCTACAGTTATTGCTGATGGCGCCATTACCACCGAGAAGATCGCCACGGGCGCTATCACAGCTGAAAGTGGTGTGATCGGCACTCTCGACGCGGGCAAAATCACCGTCGGTGAAATGGACGGTGCCCGAATCAAAGCCAACACCATCGGCACCGACCTACTCAAAGCCGGGGCTGTCACCGCAAAAATCCTCGACGCGACCGCCATCGACGGTAAAACCATCACCGGGGCGACCGTCCAAACTTCCCGCGACCACCCTAAGAGCCTCATGGACACGTCCGGGTTCCACGTCACTGACACTGACGGTATGGATCAGATCACGCTGGGCCAGGCCGGTGGTGACCTCCTGTCCATCAGTGACGATGAAGGCACACCAGTGGCCACGGTGAGTAACCTGGGTGAAATTTCTGGTAGTGGGTTGAACATTGACACTGACCCGGTGTTTAACGGTTTGCCGCTTGTTGGCCAGTCTCAGGAAGTTCTCGCCCCAACATCAGCTGTGGAGCTGTCGTCCTGGTTTGATGCTTTGCCCCGTGGCGTGATTGCGCATGGGCGTGAGGATAACCAGGCCGGGTGGGAGATCAAGTCTGGTGGCGGTGAAATGGCGCTCATGGAAGTGCAGGCGGATTTGAAGGCTAACCGCATGTACAAGATCACGGTAAGCCCGATCATGGTGCAAAACGTTGGTGGTGGATGGGTTGACATGTACGTGAAATACGACTGGAAAGGCAACCGTCCCACCTTTGGTTCCACGGTCATGCGCAAGTTCAGCTCCACCTCCTGGAAAGAAAATGGGGTGGAGCAATTCGGTGGGTCGTGGATGTACTCGCCGGGAAGTGACGAAGATACGAGGTTCTTGCTCACGGTCGTCTCGAATAAGAGAGCCTTGATTCACGAAGCTGGGCAGGGTATTTCCGAGCTGATTATTGAGGATGTTGGCCCGTTCGTCGATAACGTTTCCGTGAGACGCGCGGACAATGATTCCGAGGTTGCTGAGGCACCACCTAAGCCTAAACCTAAACCACCACCGCCACCGCCGCAGAAGAAGAACTACACGAAGAAGTACTGGGCCAACGGTGGAAGGACTTTTTACACGCGGGGTGGTTGGCGGAACCAGAATAGGGATAAGTGCTACCAGGGCAGTATGCCTGGTATGGGTGGTGTCCAGTCAATCGCCACGTTCCCGTCAATGACTGGTGACCTGTCCGGCGCCACGATTACCGCTATGACGGCTTACGTGTACATGGAGCATTTCTACTACGGGTCTGGCGGCCAGGTGAAGCTGATCGGGCACAACCGGCTGTCGTCGGATATTACGAAAATTCCTGACGGGTGGAAGCTCCTCAAAACGTCTAACCGTATTGGACGTAACAGTGGTGTGCAGATTCCTATCCCCCGCGAGTACTGGAACGATTTCAAAACCGGGAAGCTCAAAGGTATCGGTCTGGGGGATAACTCCCCGTCCACGTCTGAGTACGGGTATGGGCCGTGGAAGCGCATGTGGATTGAAGTGAAGTATAGAAAGTAGGGGTCATGCTCATATCGACAGCCAGAGTTCTTGATGATGACATTTTTAAGTGGCGTGTCATGGGTGCGTGCATTCAGCACGCTTCACAGTTGGACACGATTAAGGGTGGGGAAGCTAAATCGTATGCGTTGCGCGTACTGGCTAACCCGCACACGGTGGAGCCTATGATGTTGAGTCTGGTCGCGTCCAACCCCGCTATTGCTAATGCGGTGAAAGTTGATGAAGTTGGGACAGTGGACACCACGGGGGTGTCTGACCAGGACATTCAATACGTGGTCGCAGAAAGCTGGGGCACAGTCGCCATGCACGTAGTGGGGTCGGTTAATGAAGTCACGGATTAAAGACCCGATAGGCACCTACCTGACCATAAAAGGGACAATGTTCATTCTTATCGGTCTTTCGTGGATCATTTTCCCGTCAGCGTCACGTGAAGCTGGTATCGACTGGTCGCCTGTCATGACCACGTGGGGAGCCGGTGTGATTTGGATTATCGGTGGCACCATGGGGGTGATAACCGGCAGTTTCTTCCCGACTCGAAGAGCTATCGGCTTCCAGGGGTTGCAAGGAGCGTCACTACTTATGACGCTCCTTTTCTTATGCTCATCGATCATCGGCTTCCTCCCTGAGAATGTCATCGCCGGTGGTAGGCCACAGTCAATCATCACCGCGATCAGCTACGGCACTTTCTGGGTGTCCACAGTGATTGTCGCGCAAATGAGCGCAGAAAAGAGGACGCATAGTGGAGAAATTCAGTCTTGAGCAGATCTTCTCCGGTGGTGTCCTTTCCGCAGTTGTTGGTCTTTTGACGTGGTGGACGACCTCACGCACGTCCCAGCGTCAGCATCGTGCGGACGCGCTAGCAAGGGCTTCGGAGATGTACAGGGACATGTCCGCGTCAGACCGGGCGCGGGTGGAGTACTTGGTGACACGGTTGGATGCGCAAGAAGCAAAGTTGAGCGCCCTTGATGAGCGTAATGCGGAGTTGATGGAGGAGAACAGGCGGTTTAAGTCGGTTGTCGGGGACGTGCTCAGGTGGGTGACGGAGTTGGCGGCGTGGGAGGCCGCTGGGGCGAAACCTCCACCACCCTATACGGCTACCCAGCTGTTAGCTCGTTTGAAGAATTTGATGTCCGGACTGGACGTGTAAAGGGGGAGTGGTGACAACAGGTAGAAAAGCGGTCACAAAGGCACGGTCTCAGAATGGGGTGCGTGAGCGTGGCTATTCGAACAAAGTGAAATTCAACGATTGGTTCTATGGTCGCCCAGTGAGTGGGTCCGCGTATCCGTGGTGTGCCGCTTTCACGTCATGGGTGTATGACCAGATCGGGTTGCAGGCGGGGCGTGATTTCCCGAGGTCTGCGTCTGTGGCGATGTGCTTTGAGTGGTATCGCAAGCACGGTAGGCGCATTGACAAGCGCAAGCTTCGGCCAGGCGACCAAGTGAGGTACACATTTTCTCACACTGGAATTTTCGCAGGGTACCGGGGCGGGCGTGCCCTGGTGTGGGAGGGCAACACGTCTTCCAGCAACAGAGGGTCTCAGCGCGATGGGGGAGGCGTGCACCTGCGCACACGGTCACTCAGTCTGATCCAGTACGGAGGCCGGCCGAAGTTCCATGACGCTCCACGACACGCGACCAAAACGCCACCAAAAACGAGTCCACGTAAAAGTAACCAGAAAGAGGGCGACATCATGCCAGTCATAGCCACAGGCGCCAACACGAGCAAACGAACGATCAAGCCAGGTCAGACAACCCGTATCAGAGTTGGCGAGTACTTCTCGATGACATCGCTGAGGAAGGGCCAGCAGGTACGCCCGACCGTCGAAATTGGGGTAGCTGGCGCAGGCACACTAGCAGTGTCTGCAAAGATCGTGGATTTCCTCAAAGGGGGAAAACCACAGGATCGTATCGTTGGTAATTTTTTCGAGCAGGACTTCGCTTCGAACAGGTCTGCGAAGCACATTTACACGCCACAGTCTTACGTTGTGAAGCAGACCCCTCGTAAAGGGGCTTCGCTTCGCCTGCAACTCCAGGTGACCAACCGGGGTAAAGAACCAGTAGTCATCACGTCGACGAATTTTACTGTTGAAGGGAGAGGCGCATGAGCATGCTTACACCACAGTTCTGGACAGCTACCACGGAGCGGGCAGTAAAAACGGCTGCCCAGACGCTTGTTGCGCTCATCGGTGTGGACCAGGTAGGTGTTTTGGAGCTGGACTGGCCGGCAATGTTGTCAGTTACAGCTACCGCCACTATCTTGTCGGTACTCACTTCTATTGCTTCAAGTCCCATTGGCGTGGCTGGCCCGGGGCTCTCGGCCGAGACCATTGAGAACACGACAGCACTCAATGAGGTCGAGCAGTCCAAAGCGCTCGACCAAGACGCATTAGACGCCGCGCTCGCCTCGGAAAGCCTCGATGATGAAGAAGGCTACGAACCAGAGCCTGCAGAAGATGCAGGCGAAGCGTACGACGTTCGCGTGTAACACATAACGCCCCGGCTTCACCTAAAAGCCGGGGCAGTTCCTATCACTTAACAAACCACCGTTGGTTCGCGAATACGGTGGCACTTTTGAAGAGAAGCGGATAACGACACATCATGCACAAAGGCCCCTACCGCACGCGCGTGCGGTAGGGGCCTACTTTTACGTCTGAGAGCTACCAGTCAGAGAAGCTGTCACGCTCAAATTTGCTGCGGAACGCTTCACTCAATCGGAGAGAGTCGCAACCTTATGACAGGTAAGGAGCCCATTTTTCGAGAGTGCCACGAAGGTCTTCAGCGTCGCCAATCAAGTCGACAGTTAGTCCAATGCATTCCTTTTCTTCGCAACCACTTTCTTGAAACGCTTTTCCGGAGTCATGAGCCTTTGCTGCAACCTTAAGTGTTTCTTGGTAAAGGTCGGAAACCTCCGCCGGCGGTTGTCCTACATAGCCAGAGGCGGACGTGTTGGTGATCGTATTGAGCTTTATGTACGCCGTTTGCACCGCAGAGCCCAAAATGAGGGCGTTGCCGTGGCACAGAACATCGCCGTCGGCGATAGCCAGAGAGGAACACGTACGCTCCTTCCAGCGGTCAAGGCTTTCATTCACGTCTAACCGAATCGGAGCTATCTCAGACGCGAACTGTTGCACAGACAAAGTATCATCAGAGGAAGCGCCGTTAGTGGTGGCAGAACAGCCAGCAAGTAAACCGAGCGCTACCAGAGTCGCGCCAATTCTCGACGCGGTCGGGGGAAAAATGCGGTTCATGAGAATAGTGTAAGCGCACCCCCGGTCGGACTCGAACCGACAACCTACAGGATTGGTGGTTGCGGGCGATTACTCGTGAAGCGTGTGGTGTTTTGGAGAATAGTATTGAGGTATGGCTGAACTAGATTACGCATACCTAGCTGATTATGCTCGTATCCAAGAAGGGACGATTACGGCAGTCGGCGCAAGTTTTACACACATGTTCACGTCGCGTTTCCCAACCCAGGCAGATGTGGCTTTAGCTGGCCGAGTTAGGGTCGTGGCTGGTGAGGAAGACCCAGAGCTTGAAATTGTTGTGGCGTCGGTTAAGAACGATGTGACTATGACTGTGACCGGCGTCATCGCGCCGGGCCCACAAACATTTGTGTATGACGGAAAGCAAGGAATCCTCTTCACCTTAAACATTGTGGTGCCAATGTCAGAGCCTGATCTAGTAACCGTTGATGTGATGCTCAACGGCGAAAAGGTTCGCCGTCTTGCGTTTGAGATGCTATTACCAGCAGATGCTGACGTGTGATGCTCCTGAAAATCACGAATCACGCCAAGAGTAGAATGAGGACAAGGCGAGTCACAGAAGATGACATCGAATACGTTCTATCTCGGAAGTGCAACAAGACAGAGACTCCCAAGGATAGCTTTAAGTTCGAGGGAAAAGCGCAAGATGGGAGAACACTGAAGATTTGGTGTCCAAAAGACAGTGCAGGGCCTGGTATCTTCACAGTTAAGAGCGTTGCCTGGAAGGAGGAACGTTGATGAGACACGGACATCGTATAGAAATCGACTCCGAGGCAGAGGTTGCGTACCTCCACCTGTCGGATAACGACGTTGCGACTACAGTTGAAATAACACCGGAGGTCAACGTTGATCTAGACGAGATGGATGTCGCAGTTGGCATTGAAGTGCTTGATTTGTCTCAACAGATCCCAGTCGACCAGATCACCAAGGGCTGTCATATCAAGACAGGTGATCAAGAAGCTCTGAAGGCTCTAGCGGAGTCTATTGCACGGGTACGACACCGAAAACTAATCTCAGCGCCACAGGGAAGGCTTACCCGGCCGGCAAACGATGAGCTGAGCTGTGCCTAGAACAAGCGTGACAGTAATGCCCCAGGCCACGTGGTCTGGGGCATTACTTGGTTTGGGGAAGAATGCGCCACGAAAGCACCCCCGGTCGGACTCGAACCGACAACCTACAGATTAGAAGTCTGGCGCTCTATCCATTGAGCTACGGGGGCAAGCCGATCATAGCAGTTCGACAGCCAGACGCTTCTGGTCCAGAGAGACAGCAGTGTAAAGCGCAGTCGTTTGTGCACTCGCATGACCGAGTAGCTCCTGTACAACCCGCGAATCCACCCCGGCATGCAGAAGGTTCGTAGCGAAATAGTGCCGTAGCGAATGCGGAGTCCCATTCACACCAGCCCGACGCATCACCCCAGACAACATCCGCGACACACTATTCGCCAGCACATGACCTTCACCGGCCGCGAAACTCTTGTTCTCATCATGATTAGGAAACAGAAACGCGTTCATGCCAAAGCAACGATCCAGGTCATGATGCACAGGAACGAAACGTTCCACACCTCCCTTACCACTGACACGTAACACCCGGTTACGCTCGTCAAAATCGTCACGGTGACACTTCGCAATCTCATGCGCTCGCAAGCCGGCGCGCGCTCCTAGCTCGACCATAAGGAGCGTGCGCGCGTTCATGCGTGTTTGCTTGAGCACGACGTAGTCAGCGTCTGTGATGGGCCGTGGGTGCCGTCGTGGAACGCGTACGCGGGGGAGTTTGTCGGTAGGGTTGTCATCCCGGTGGCCTGCCCACTGTAGCCATGTGAAGAACCCCCGGATAGCGAACTGGTAGGTCTGCCTGGTCGACGCTTTCCACGGTGTGGCCAGGAATTTCTGGAGATCTCTCGTTTGAACGTTTAGCGGGTGTCCGCATGTGTCGCAGACGCGCCTGATCAAGAGCAAGCGTTCGTCGATGGTGCGGGTGGAGAAGTTCGCAGACTGCATTGTCCACGACCATTCTTCAAGCAGGGACTCGGTGTCAGCAGTATTGCTGTGGGGAAGCGTAGCCATGTTGGAGTTTAAAACGACAGGGGCGAAAGCAACCAA